TCAGACCTCTTCGACACACTCCAGCGAGCGCTCGACCATGACTTTGGCCATTTCCAGCATGTGCATGGAGGCAAACGCCAGGTCGCGTTGCGCACCGGCCAATTCATCGCCCAGTTCGTGGGCAGTAGCCGATGCACAACGCAGGAAATCCAGCGCATGCACCAGGGTTGCTTCCAGGCTGATGAAGTCGAACTTGCCGTCGTGGGGTTCTTTGTCAGTGCGGGGGATTGGCAGGTAACACGCCATGGCGCGCTTGACGACCGCCTTGTCGAAGATTGGCGCGGTGCTGGACTGTTTGGGTGGGTCGGGGGTTATTTTGACCATGCTTAGCTCTCTCCTCAATGGAACTGCCACTGGGGTCGCGACTAAACGAGTGAGGTGGCAGCTGTGCGAAGGTTAGTCGACCGGGAGCTAAGACCGGCGCACCCAAAGGTGCCCTCGCGCACAGCCGCCATAAAGTGCAGGAAGAAGACCTGACCAAAACAGCGACGCGATACGCCTTAACTCAAATCCGGGCGACTAAACCCGATCGCTGATATGCAGCGACGGGCGGAGATTAGAAGCACACATCGAGAGGCGCAAGCGGTCGGGGATTCTCTCGGAAATGTCCTTCAAAAGAAAGAGACCAAGCCTGCAAAAACCGGCCTGAAAGCGTTGCAAAAGATGATCTCTGCACACAATTGCCGAAGCCCGTAGGAGCGGACTTGTCCGCGAAGACTTAACAGACGACGCCGCACTCACGTCACAGCCCAACCGCTAAAACTGATCATCCTTCAACCGCGCAAACGGCACACTGCGGTTCTGCAACTTGCGCAACGTCAGCTTGTACGCACTGGACTTGATCTGACTACCCATCGGCGTCTCCTCCAGCAAGATCCGACCCGACGCAAAGGCACAACCCGTGCTCATCATCTTGTACTTGAGCAGATACAGCCCCGGGTCCATCTTGGCGAACGTAAACACCGCACCGGCCGGCACGAACGCATGCCGAAACGCCCTGCGCCCCACCGCATCCGTGACCTTGGCATACACCGCCGACTCGCCGGCCGAGTTATCCACAGTGATCTGCGACCAGCCGTTGTCCTTGAGCAACGGCATATCTTTCACGTAACCCGCCTTTTCCGGCCAGGGCGCGCCCATCGGATCCAGCGCGGGCACCTCACACTCGGACGTTACCGCATCAACCGGCTTGGCTGGACTGGCCACAGGCTCTTCAACCGGTGCGGCGGGCGCTGGCTTGACCCACGTCTGCGCCACCGGCACCGGCTCGGCTGGCACAAACGCCTTGCCAGCATCCCGGTCATAACCCATCCACGCCCCGGCTGCGCAAAACACCACAAACACCAGCGCCCAACGCCACGCACTGCGGCGACGCTTGTCACTGGAAGGCGATGAAGAGGAAGGAGAAGCCTTGGGCGCCGGGCCCGTCCGAGCGGCCCGAGAGGGCGTTGCAGTGGCAGTAGCAGAGTTTGCGGCGTATACATGCACCGCCTGCACACCCGCCGCACGCGCCTGCTTGCGCCGCAACGCGTCCATACGAGCTTTGTGCTCATCGGCAGCAAGCTGCGCATCATAAGCCGCACGCCGCGAAGGGTCCGCCAGCACATCATGAGACGCGTTGACCACGCCCATCATGTCCGAGGCATAAGGGTCGGAATTCCTGTCCGGGTGCAGCTTCTGCGCCAGCTTGCGATAAGCCTTCTTGATCTGCTCAGGAGAGGCATCGCGAGCAACACTCAGCAGCTCGTAATGCGTGGGCGTTCTCTGCATTGCACTTGCTGTCCATGGCTGACTGCCATTTTTGATACAGATGTATCGGCCAAAAAGCCCATATCTCCAGTGCAAATGCAACGCAACAAGAACCAGCCCACAAGAAAATGCCCGAATCCAGAGGATCCGGGCATCTCTTGAAACATCGATGAAGCCTTCGTGAGCGTCCAGACGCACATTCATGCGATTCAGACAGCAATCCTCAGCCCCACCTTGCGCAAGACCCGACAGGCCAGACGCAACTACAAATATCCTTCAACAACTCCTCAGCGAATGACCAGCCTGCGGCAAACAAAACCCCAAACCCGGTTACGATCCATCGCATTACTCATCAGATAGTCCTTTATCTGCTGGCTGAAAAGCTAACGTCCCGTGCTACTGACTCAGTAGCCTGGGCCGTTGAGAACAAGCCTATGCAAAGCCCTCCCGCCCTGCAACTGCCCAAAAATGGCGGGGGTCGGATGGGTGCCTGTTCACGCACCAGATAGCCATCAACGCTGGACGCATCGGTTTGAACGAACAGGTTAAAAATCCATCGCTTTGTCAGGTACAAGCTGCGCGTGCCAGAGGCGAAATCAGCATTCAAATGCGCAGTGCTCACACACATCAAGCAGACCATTCCGCCAAAACCAACAGAAACGTCCTGCACCACCACCCGCCCGCATCCCACCCAAAGCGCCAATGGTCGATTTTTTTCAACTGAATCAGACAGCTAGGCTTTACAAGCTCATCAGAAGCTATATACTCGCAGCCCATTACGCCGGTATAGCTCAGTTGGTAGAGCAACTGACTTGTAATCAGTAGGTCCCGGGTTCGACTCCTGGTGCCGGCACCATATAAAAGAAGGGCTTGCAGCGATGCAGGCCCTTGTTTTTTCCCCCAGACGTAATAAGCCACGTAACAAGTCCACCGATCGGGCCTGTCTTACGCGCTCCACGTCGAGCTCCAACCGCAGCTACAGACGCTCATGAGCAGTAGCGCGAGACCCTGGCCAACCGCTCGGACAGGGTACCCCGCTCAAAATCTGAGGGGGGTCAGAAAAAAGGTAATATTAGTAATACGGCTCGGGAAAAATGGCTGAAGCCCTTGCAGGCCGTGGCTTTCAGCGTTTTCGGGCAAAGGTAATATTGAAGCGATACAAAGGCGATAATATTACCTTTTACTAAAGCTATATTTTCATTTCCTAAAACCCAATGAATCCGGGGGTTTCAGGAAAATATTACTTTTCATATCGCTTCATATTACCTTTCGATGTAATACGCGCAGCCCAGTAAAACCGTGGCCTCCAGCCTAGGTTCGTGGGTCATATAGCTAATATCGCTCTTTTTGAAAACACCCTCCCATACCTGAGATTCGATCTCATTTAAAACGGTTTTTTTCAAAACGCCGACTGCAGCGGGTTAAGGTCTTCAGGTCGTCACCAGCACGTGTAACTGTGTGCAACGTCCAAAGCATCCTGAGTGCGGCTATAGACCCCGTCCTGCGTGCGTTGTAGAGGTTTGACCTGATCTGGCTATCGATGCCTTGGTGCGCCGCTTCAGGACTGGTGTCGATTTGGAAAACCACCATCCTCCTCGGTTTTCCAACTTTTCACCCAAGCGGGCCGAGCCCCCGAGGTTTGCCACCATCTGTACCGCTCCGTCGCTCACTGTGTAAGGCGCTGACATTTTTCTGCATAAGCTTGCACGTTGTGCAATTGCCCCTCCCCTGCGCAACCCCACGGCTGGCCTGGGCTGGGGTAGTGCTTTCATCGCATCTGGATTTGCACAAAAAACGGACGCGGAGCCCGTCGGCGGGAGGGGGATAAGTGCTTTTCCTTGAGTTTTTTTATTCCTAGGCCAATTTTCCGCCGAAGCCCGGATTAGCTGAGACTCAGTCCTTCCATCGGAGAGTTGTGGCGAAGCCAAAGCACGCGATTGTACTGTACGCACATACAGTTAAATTCGGAGGGCAGACGGTCATGGCAGTGGTTATCGCAGAGAAAAAAGCAGAGGTTGATGCATGGGTCGCGTTGCTTGAGGACAGCACCGCGTTGCTCGCTCGTCCAGGAGTCCATCACAAATTGTTGCTGCAACGTGCTTGCGCTCTGCATACCTCGAAAATCGTGAACGCAGAGGAGTACAGCGACATGCTGGAACTCGCTGACGGAGCGCTCGCCTATGCAATTGAAGAGCAGCTTTACCTCCCCCCATCAGAAAGTGCCGCCTGATGCAGGTCTTGGTGATTCCAATGAGGCACAAGGGCGTAGCGCTGGAACCCAGAGAGAGGGAGCGTTACGAAGCGATACTAGGGAACGTGGTAGTCCGATCGACTCACTGCAAATATTTAGGCAGGCATGCAAACATTGCCTGGCTTGAGGCAGGCATGCCAAAAGAGGGACAGCGGCTCCCAGAGCTGCTGGACGTCACGTTGGCCACAATGGCCCACAATGGGTTTGTGCTCAGTGGTATTGAATACGTCGACGGCTGTGCCTACGCGCAGGCTTGGTGGTGCAGGCACCTGTGATATCAGCGCTCTGATCCACACCTGCAAACCTAGCCTGTTGAATGCGCAGGAAGCACTAGGCCAAGGCGACATTACACGCCAGACCAACCGCGGTGTGTTAAGAGTAATTGATTCAGTGGTGCGGGACAGAGATAACAGAACCCACCTCCGCCCCGCGATTGATCACAGCTCTTTGATGATGCCGTACAAGCGTAGCGACCAATAAAGCGTCTGCAAGATCCGGATCAAGTCTTCGTGGAAAAATCGTTTCACGTCAGTATCTCCTGTGTGGATGGACAGCAACACAAACTTGCTGTGAAAGCGTTTAAGCCGTCACCGCCTACGCGCACACGAAAACTTTCGCTGACATTTGCGATATCAGTTGAGTGTCAGTTTCAATATTTTAAAGGCGAATTACTTATGCGACATGCGTATTCGCATGTTGACGCGCCCGTGCGCTGGCCATACGCTCAGAGATTCCTAGGTTCCAAGATGCATAGCTGTATGGGTGACGGGAAGATCGTAACACAACAAATCTCTCCCGAAACCCTCCTCTCAGGCCCGCCACTGCGTGGGCCTGAGTCGTTTTAGCGACCCCTCAGTAAAATCTCACCCCACGAAAACCAAGCATTTCTGGGTCATTGATCAAATTTGATCATCGGGCCTAAGACTCTTTGCTCTGAGCTATGCGGCTAATCTCTCAGACGAACGGTTTAGATCCACTCTCAGACGTTTTGAAAATTAGATTAATTGGTCAACATTAGTAAACACAATAAACACTTTCGGAAAGCCATATGCTTCTTTCGGAACAGCATGGAGAACCAACGTCACTCCAGACGCGAAAGGTTAAGTTGACTGCTGAATCAATAGATAAATGAATAGATAGACCAATAGATAAAGCGATACATAGCCCCATACATAGACCAATAGGAAAGCGAACGGGTGACCCAACAGAAAGCCACGTTGGCTCCGCTGGTTGAGTGATGAGATAACCCAGTGCCTGCGATAAGGTCTTTGAACTGCGTAGCAAATGCCGGACAGTGCCCTTTATGCTCCCCAGGCACCACCTCTTAAGGAATAGGCTCTCTCAGAGCGTTACTGGCTTGAGCTTCGCTGACAGTAACGCTGCTTTCGTCGCATCAGCTGTGAACGCGGCTGCGTTGGCAGGCACCGGCGTCGCGCCATGGGTATGCGCAGCGAGCTGAGAGTTCATGTCCTGAACCAGATCAAGCAGGTCACACACGACCTGAAAGATGTTCACGCCTCCAGACCCAACCCAGTTTTTCGGAGCCTGCAAACGCTGGCTTTTACTGGTGATGCTTTCACGCAGGCCCTGAATCCGTTCGTGCATGTCGCCACCCACCGTGACGTTGTGCTTCTGGCCGACCACCAGGTTCAGATCTCGACCGGTTGCCTGGTGCAAGTCGTCCACTGCCGCCAGGCTCGCGGATCCGCCTGACAACAGCTTGAGCGCGCCCAAAGCCTCGATCTTTTTTACGCCACCCACTGACTCAATCGAATGGTCATCCACCTTCCTGGTGTGGCTCTGGAAGCTTTCGGTGTTCGTCATGGCGTCGACTTCGCGCTCGATCGCCTGGTCCTGGATTTTGCCGTCGGTCTTGCGCAGCCAGTTGCCGTCCGCGTCGACGCGCTGCTGCACGGCATCACTGTGCTGCCACACCTGGTCGCCCTTGGGCACCTTCGGCAGTGTCAGGCCGTGCGGCAGGATCGTCTGAATGTAAGGCTTATGTGGCAGGCCGTAGGCGAAACACACCACTACGCTGGTGCCCTCCTCCGGAAACGCAAAGAACCCCATTTCATCGCCACCCACCGGCATGGGCAGCGGCACGCCGGCCAGTACCGGCAAAGTCGTGTCGATCTCACCATCTGGCCCCATCACCTGCAGGTCGACCGAGAAGCGCGGTCGGAAGTCGTCACACAGCCCGGCGCTGGCCGGCGCATCCGCTACGGCCACGACCTTGGCGAAGCGAGGCAAGTGATAGCCGCCGGTGAGTTCAGGGAATTGTCGTTCTACGCTGCGCTTTATTGCGTCGTCCATTTGATGGCCATCTGTGTGCCGGCCAGCGTCACGTTCGTGATCCGCTCGCCCTGGTTGATTGATACGCCTGGTCGCAGGCCTGGTAAGGCCGCGATCATCGCGCTTTGGCTGCCCTGATAACCGTCAAAAAGGTTAACCGGCAACTGCAACGGCGACCGAGCGCCGAAGAAACTGTCAGCCCACGCACCGACGTAGATCTCGCCGTCGCCCTGTTGCTGCCAGATAAAGTCCTTGATGCCAAACACCCGCGCCATGCTGTCCAGCGCCTGGTATCCAGCGGCCAGGTTGTAGAAAAACGGCGTCTTGACTCGTGTGTAGGCCTGATCCGGAACCCGGAAACGCAGGCCGGTCTTGCTATCGATATCAGCCAGCACAGCGCGCAGATCCACGTGGCGCAGGTTCATGGGCAACGGGTTGGCCAGCACCGCGGCTAACTCACGACACAGCACCACCTGCTCGATCCCGTTGGTGGCGGTGCAGCGTTCGACGTAGCCAATGAAATGACGCTGCAGGACCGCTTCGTTGTAGCCGATATCGAACGTGACCAAACCTTTGACGGTGGCACCGGCCTTGATTGTGAACGTGGCACGGCCCGGGCTCTTGAGGTCCAGACGAACATCGTCGTTGATAAGCGGCATAGTCACTCCGCCGATCGTCAGCACCTTGTGCAGTTTCATGCTCATGGCGTGCCGCCCAGATAGGTGTCCACTTTCTTGAGCACCGCTTCAAAGCCTGTCAGCTCTTCGGGCGTGCCCGATCCGCTGCCTGCAACACCGTCACCTGGTGCTGACTGGGACGTTACGCCGTTGCCGGCGCGCCGGTTCTCGACCTTCTCAGGGTTGGATAGCTTCTCGCTTAGGGTGAACTGGACGATCCATTGGGCCAGTGTGTCGTCCTCGCGGGCGCTGACCCCGTCAGAGAACGTCACCTGCCGGATGCCAAAGGCCTTGGCCGTGTCGTTCACGATGCGGTAGGTCTGGAGCTGGCCACCGCCTGCAGTCGCCTCGGCCAGGCGCATGATCGTGCGCAGGTCCTCTAGGGCCTTGTAGGGGATTGTCAGCGCCACGGTCAGCGTCTTGGGTTTGAACCCCTTGTGCGATTTGTCGGTTGCCGATGTCTGGCCGCCCAGCTCATCGGCCTCGATCTTGAGGTTGGCCGTCAGCTTCATGCGGTGGCCGACGATCTGCTCGCCATTGAGTAGCAGCCTCATAGGCCCACCAGCTCCTGGACAAAGCTCAGGCTCTCTGCAGATCCCACCAGCAGCGCGCCGGCACAGAGCGGCCATTCATGGCCCGGTGCTTCACCCTCAAGTAGTTCTCCGCGCAGTTGGCCCAGGTCACCCGGTCCCAGCATCCTGGACTGTATCGATACGTCGTCGGCACTGTTAGTGAACTGGGCTTTCAGATCGGCCAGCTGCTGCTCGCGCTCTTGTACCTGCGCCTTCTTCCGCGCCTGCAGATCTGCAAGGTCCGCCATGGGCGAGCTGTCGGCGGCATAGCCCTCCAGTACAGCCAGCTGTCCGGCCATGGACTGGCTGGCCAGCTTGGTGATCGGGCACCGCTGCAGCGGCAATTGGCTCCAGAGCGGCATTTGCCCGGCGATCGGCATGACCCACTTTTCCACCTCCAGCTTGGCCAGGTGTTCGGCCCGGCGTTCGGCGCGTACCAGGTCAGGCATAGGCAACACCACGTTGAAGCGACCCAACGTCGCGGCAAGCTGGTCCAGGCGCGTGGCGAGGAATATCAGTACCAGGGCGCTCTGCTGGCCTTGCGGGCGGACTGCGTCGGTCGTGTCAGTCAACTTGTCGGCCAGCAGCTGTAGCAGGTTAGGCGCAGACAGAAAGCGTTGGTGACCACCGCTGCCCTGCCCTATACCGTGCTGGAATGGCGTCACCACGATGCACGACGGGACGTTCTCGAACTGGTCCGCCAAGGCGGTACGGCCGGCGCTGATCGCCGCTTGTGCAGCTCCGCCGATCCGCCCCGGGCTGGTGGTCGCGATGCCGGCTAGCTTGGAGACTCGCTCTCCAGTGCTGAGCATTTCGCTCTGAATGAGATTGCGAGCGCCGGCCATCTGGTCCATCCACTGAGTGGCTTGTGCCGGCCAGCGAAACTTGATGTTGGTCCAACTCATGGCAGCACCAACCAGGTCGGGGCTGATGGGCGGGCTGAAATGTCAGGAAACGACGAATGCTCCGGCCAATCACGCAGCGCGCCACGATAGGCCTGCAGCGCCCTGTAGTGTTCCACCGACAACGTCGTTGCCTGCCCCGCTTCGAGCTCGTCACGGTGACGGCTGACCATCCCATCGGTCTGTTTGAGCTGATAGTCCCGCCAGCAACGATCATTCTCGCGCAGCGTCTCGATGCTGGGAGCAAACGGCGCAATAGCAGCAGGTCTACCACTGTCATCTAGGTCGATACGCATGCCGTTGCTCTGTGCCTCCAGTAAGGATTGGTAGTGCTCTATGCTGATCTCGATCAGATCGCTCGCCGGGGGCAGCAGGCATTCCGGATTGTCGACGGTAATCTGCGGCACCGGGACGCCGAGGTCATCGATCTCGATCATCGGCACGGACTCCTCCTGGCTGTGGTCGCCCGGGATGTATGCGGGATCCGGGACCAGGATCTTCGGTCGTTCGAAGGTTGGGTCATCGATAGTGATGGTTCGGGGGCCGTGGCTCGCGCTGCTGTAAAACCCGCCCGACGGGCGACCGTAAAAGAACTCCATTTATTTCCCCGTTACGCGGTAGTGGATGGTGATGGGGGTGTTGCTTGGGTTACTGCCGGCAACGCGTTGAACGCGTACGGTCATGGCGCCCAAGCCAGGGCTATGAAACCCCACCAGGTTCTCGGCAATTTCAGTGGTCTCTCCGACCGCCTCAATGCCGAACGTCACAGAGTGGAACGCGGCCGGGAACGACATCGGAAAATAAATCCCCGCTTCCGCCACTGCCCCGACGTCATTCGGCGATACCAGCGTGACTCGCCCCCACTGCTCGATGCGACCGGTGTCAGCATCTTTGTGCCAGCCGTTGACCTCAACTGAGGCAGTGTTTTTCGGCCGGTTGGCTTCGGTCCAAAAACGGTACCGAGCGTTACCCGCTGACCAGCCACCGAACGCAAACTGGTTGTCCGTGTCCAGACCAAAGAACGTGCCGTAGGACCCGCCCCGATGAAATGTAATCACTGCTGCAGCGGCCGGGTTATTGCCGTTCGTAATCCCCAGAGGGGCGTGGCCTTGGGTGTAAGCACCCGCCGCTGCCAGCGAAGGAACCTGACCGAGGCTGAATGCGGTGTAGCCGTTTTCACCCGCGAGCCACACAAAACGCCCATCTGACTGGCTGGCGGTATAGGCGTCGGTGATGCCATAGCCACCGAGGGTGGTGGCGACGTTGGCTTTGCCGGCAGGATTGAAGTTGCCCGAGTGGTACAGCTTGTACTGCGGCTGGCCAGGGTCAGATCCGCCCAGATACAGCTCATTGTCAGTTTGTAGCCCAAGCATCCGCGCCACACTACGCGAAGAGGCATGAAAGGTAATGGCTGGGTGCAAATCCGAATCGAGAACCAGACCCGCAGATCCCCAATCGCCGAGTTGAGCATCTGCTTTGCGGCTGTACAGTCGGCCGGCCACCGTGCCGCCGCTGGTCGACAGTTTCCCCGCCAGGGCATTGGTCATGCTCGTGGCAAAGTTGGGATCGTTGCCCAGGGCCGTCGCCAGCTCCTTGAGGGTGTCGAGCGCCGCCGGCGACGAGTCCACCAGGGCGGCGACCACCGAATGCACAAAGGCAGTGTTCGCGGCCTGCTGGTCCTTGGTCGTGGCCGGTAGCGAAGGCACTCTGACCGGGCCGGTAAATGCTGCCCCCGCCAGATTAGCTTTAAGGGCCGGATTGAAGTTACCGGTGTCCCACGGCTCGCGGCCAAACAGATACGCACGCTGGTTGGCCAGATCCAGGTTCAGCGGATCCGGTACGCCTGTCGAAAAAATACGGAACGTATGGTTATACACATCAGCAAAGACGGTACGTAACGTCGTCGCCCAGCGCACCTCTGGCGAGTCACTGCTACCGTTATTAAGCACTATGGACTGCGTAGTGTTGATCGTACCCGTGACATCCCCACCGTTTTTGTTGAGCTTGGTGTCGACTAGGGCCTCGAGCAGTTGGCGTACAGCTACAACCATTTTGGTGGTGGCCAACACTTGATCACTATTGCTGGTTGGATCACTGCTGATCGCGTTGGGAACCTGGTCCAGCTTCACGTCATCTTTAGTGGTGGCACGGGCGCGCAGATTGGGATAGTCACCAACCCGGGAGGCCAGGTGTTTGATCAGTTCAGTGATGATCGGCTCGACGCTGCGCAGATCGGTAATCAACGATGAGGTGGGCAAGTCGGCCAACGGCACCAAGTAATGGCGTGCGCCGGCACCGTCGTTGTAATCCACCTTGTCCATGCCAAACACCACTTGGAACGTACCCACCACGTCGCTGTGATCGCGCTGCAGAGACACATCCAGCCAGGCGTTGTTGGGCACCGACGGCACGACGACCGGCAGGACGGCTGTCGACTCAAGACGAATTCCTTCGACATAAGCCACCCCCGCCTTGAGCTGGTAGGTGCTACCGACTTTCTCCAGTTTCAAACCGCTATCAAAGAAGCAGGCACGGCCAAACATATCGCGATTGCTCAGCCGCTCGCGTTCGTCGATGCCTTTGAGGCGTACAGTGAAGTCGTGCTGCCAGGTGCTTGCATCGATCTTGATGCCGGTCAGCTGCTGGGCACCGTCGAACACCACCAGGAAGTTGCGCGTCACGTTGTTGCCGATCTGGTCAGGCAGGACGTTCTTGCGCTTTTGTTGCAATGGCACGTAGGCCACCGACAGCAGCACGTCTTCGCTGGTCTCCAGGCCGATCCAGTTCCAGTCGAAGTCACCGATATCGGTGCCCATCAGGAGGCTGTACACCACCTGGTTAGGGTTCACATAGCCCTGCTGGGTGATGTTTGCGGTGTAGACGATCTGGGCCGCTGGCGGCTTCACGCCGGCGCGATTGACCGGGCCGCTCACATTGAGGCCGGGCACGTTGGCCAGCACGAAGCGGGCCACGGTCAGCGGCAGGTTGTCCGCTTGTTTCTGGGCGATCAGTTTCTCGCCGGCGAGGGTAATGCTTGCAGCCATGAGGGCTCCTAAAGGCTGGCGACCAGCGTTTGCTGATCGTCATTGAAATCCACCAGGGCAACAGCAAGCCGCACCGGGGTGATGGTTACGAAGTCGTACCGGCGACAGGTGCGCCCGTACTGACGGATCAGCACGCGCAACAGGTCGGGGTTCTCGGAAAGTTGGGAATCGCTCAGGGTGAGCAACACGACGTCCCAGTCGCGTTCGGGCATGCGCTCCTGGATCTCGACGTAGCCGACGCCCAAGCGCTCCAGGATGCGTTTCAAACCAGCAGTGCTGCCGGCGTCCACCGAGTTGATAAAGGCGTACTTGACCCGCAGACGGAACAGGCTTTCAGGTTCGGCGGGAAACCGCGTGACATCACGCTGCCAGGCCCACAGCTCCAAAATGGACAGGTGGCAGGTGTCTGCGTCGAACTGCAGGTACGGCCAGCGCAGCCACTCGGTGGCCTGCTCCCACCAGAGCTGGGCGGTGGTGACCAGCTTGGTCAGCTCCAGCCCTTCGAGCCAGAACGGCAGCTTGAGCTTGATCATTGCAGGACCACCGCCAGGGTGCTGATGCGCGGGATGTCCAAGGCCGAGACGATGTCGCTGTTGGCAAACCGCAACGAACTGATATCCGGAAACTGGACGTGCAGCTCTTCGGTCAGGCGGCTGAAACTGAAACGTGACTGGGGAAATGTCCGAGTCGGCGCGTAGTCACTCTGGGTGCTTTCGCGGAAAGCGGCGCGGATGAACAGCCCGACCTCAGCCTGCAGCGTCTGCAGCTGCAGCGCTGTCAGGTTCGCCACCGGCCAGACCTTGACGCTGATCGCGTGCAGAGTTTCAGGCATGGCCATGGCCAGCAGATCGTCACCGTGGCCATGGTTGCCGCCGTCGCGGATATGCGTGTTGATCTGCTCGAGGAAAGTATCGGCGGGCACGCCGGCGTCGAACAGTACAAAGGCGTTGGCACTGCCTGGTCCACGCGGCGCGCCGTGTTCAAAGTACACGCCGTCAGCGGCAACCCCAGGAAACCCGGTGATGATCGCCCGGTACACCGCATCGGTGTGCCACTGGTTGACCGCCGAAAACTGATTGCGCACGCGCAGGCGCAACTGGTCGTCATGCTCGGAATCCGCGCCAGGCGTCTGCAACCAGTCGATGTTGTTTACCACCTGGACAACGCCCGGTACCGACTGGGGCAGCACGGCGTAATAACCAGGTGCCAGGTTGTAGCCGCTGCCGACTCCCACCGCCTTGACCGGTACCACCAGCTGACTCTGGCCCTCTTCAAAGGTGCGCGGCTCGGTGGTTACCAACTGGTAGATATGACCGTTGAGGGTCGGCGACTGGACGACAGTGCCGATCGGCACTTCCAGCTCGCCACCGGTATTGGCGCGGGTAAAGAGCAGTTCACCAACGGCCACCGTCGCGGCTTTGCGCTCGATGTTCACCGCCCAAGCCAGCATGTCCAGCCATTGCGCGCCGGCAGTCTTGACGAAGAAGTTCGGCAGCACCGTGCCACTGACAAACTCCAGCAGCCAAAGCACGGGCTTGGTGACCAGCGCCGTGATGATTCGCCAGAACGGGCTGTACGCGCTGGTGTTGGTCAGCGTGCTGCCCTGCTCGACGGCCAGTTTTTCCCAGGCCTGTTTGAGCTGCGCCTCGGTAGTCGGAATGCCGGAATCACCCAGCGCCTTTTTGAAGTCGACGGTCATAAGGTGATCTCCACCTGGCCAAACTTCACGGTCGTGGCGGTCACCAGGTACACACCCGGCTGGGTCTGCTCGATCTGCGCAGTACCTGGTACCAGGCGTTCGTCATCCTCGACGAGCAGCTCCATCTGCTGAATGCAGTCACGCTGACGCAACCGGTCGCGCTCGGCCACCAGGGTGATCAGCAGGCCACTTTCGCGGATCAGATGCGCGATGTCCTGAGCGATCGAGGCGCGGTCATCCACCAGCAGGGGCTGGCGAGCCGGGTCGAGTACCAGGTCGTTGTTCATGATCAGCAGGTCGACGTATTCACTCATCAGCCGCCCACCGCCATGGCCATCATGTTTTCCAGCTCCAGCGGTGTCATCGGTTTGGAGGTATTGATATTCAGCGTCTCGACGTGGGTGCCGGGGCGCTGGTTGGGGTTCATGGCATTGCTCTGGTTCTGGAAGCTTTGCATCAGTCCTCCTTTCGGGACGGCCTGCGGTTTGGTGGGACTGATCGACGTATTGGCGTTGATCGCCTTGCGGGCCTCAATACCCTTGTCCGATTTGGCAGGCAGCTCGATGACCTTCTCGACGCGCTCTGGCAGTGCCGTTTTGGCCGGCATCGAAAACGCCAGGTCCGCCGACGCCGACGGCAGCATGATCGGGTCGGCCTGACTGATCTGCGGAGCAGGCATCTGCAGCGGTTTGAAGGGCAGCACGTTGGGTTGCGGCAGGCTGATAGGCGGTGCAGGTTTCACCTGGACTCTCGCTGCAGCACCCTGGGCCGGCGCAGATCGAGCGACCGCTCCCGGTACGGTGCCCGCCAGCGGTGTGGTCACCACTGCCGGCAGTTGTGGACCCGGTACAGTTGCGCCCACCTGACCGGGCAGATCTGGAACCTTCGGCGGCTCGGGCAGATCACCAAACGTTGTTTCTATGTTGATGCCGGGGATCTTGTTGGCCATCTCGATCAGGCCATTGATTGCGCCTTTGACCGTAGACAGGATGCTGTCCCAGGCCGTTTTGGCGACGCCTGACCAACCGCCCATCGAGTCGAACCAGCTGGACAATTTGGCCATCTGATCGCTGATCCACTGGAACGCGGTGGTGTTCATCAGTGCGGCGCACAGCTCGTCCCAGTAAACGACCGCTGCGACCACGGCAGCGGCCAGCAGGACAATGCCGGCCACGATCAGCAGCACCGGGTTGGCCAGCATGGCGGCGTTGACCAGCCAGATTGCGCCCTGCCACAGCAGCATGCCGACGCGCACGATCGCCATCCAGGTGTACAGACCGATCAGGCCGACCACGAAAGCTGCGACCATGACCGTGTGGAACAGGAACATGGCGATCGATTTGAAGCCCTGCCAGGTGAGCAGCTTCCACACGGTGAGCATGCCCAGCCAGACCATTTTGCTGACACCGACTACCAGGGTCAGCAACGACATCGCGGCGATGAAGCCAAAGACCACCAGCGTGGTGATACCGATAAGCCGGGTGATGTTCGGGAACAGTTGCGTCCAGCGGGTCAAGGTCTTGGCAATGCCCACCAGACGTTCCATCAGCGGGGTCAGCGTCGGAATAAGGGACTGGCCGAAGGCGATGCGCAGCGCTTCGACGGCTTTGCCGAATTGCTGCCAGGGGTCGACCATGGCCTTAGCCATCTTCTCGGCGTTCTCCAGGCCCCGGACCTTGCCCAGCTCGGCAATGCCGTTGCGCAGCCGATCGGTGTCCTTGGCCAGTGCGCCGATCACCTGGGCACCTTCACCGCCGAATACTTCCATCAGCTTGGTGCCGGCAGCAGCGCTGGTCAGGTCGCCGTACTTGCCCTGCAGCTTGTCCATGATCTGCAGCATGGGCAGTGCATTGCCGACGGCGTCCGTGAAGCTCAGGCCGGTTTTCTCGGCAGCCGCGCTGAGGTTTTCAAAAAACGCCTTGTAGCGCCCCCCGGCATCGCCCCCTTCCATGGTGCTGGACAGCGTACCGACCACCGCCATTTGTTCGGCAAAGCTGACGCCGGCCTGGGTTGCGATCGCCCCTACTTCCTTGAAGGCATCTTTCAACTGGGCACCGTCGGTGCGGAACAGCTTCACCGCCAGCGCGGTCTGGCCGGTCAGCTGCTGGGCCCATTCCACCCGGCCCATCTTGTCTGCCTGGGACTTGAACAGGTTGTACATGGTGCCCAGGTACGCCCCGGTCGTTTCGGCGTCGGATTTGGTGACCTTGGCCAACAGGTTGCTGGCACTGGTGATGGTGGCCAGCTGGCCGCCGACCAGGCCCTTGATCGCGCCATCGATGACACGTGACGACGCCACGAACTCGGCGGCGCTGGCGGCGTAGGTGATCGAAAATTCGAGGGCCGTCCGGTTCAGCGACGCCAGCGCGTCTTCGGTGGTGCCCAAGGCGCGCATGTCACCCAGCGCCCGGTTCACTTCCAGCGCCGGTTCCAGTGATTCGGTGATGGCCTTGCCCGCCCCCACCATGCCGGCCAGGCCTGCACCCATCTGAATGATGTTCTGCTGGCTCTTCGCGGCAAGGTCGCTGAAGCTGGTTTTCACCTTGCCCAACGGGGCGCTGACCTTGTCGGTCAGTTTCAGGATGAAAGCCAGGCGGGCGGAACGGTCAGCCATCAGGGTTATCCGTTAAAGGCAGTGGAAATGCCGTTGGCGACGGCAATTTCCATGCGTCTCCAGTGTTCGTCTTCAAGCCACTTGGCGGTGCCCATGCTTTCGATCGTGGGTTCAGCGCCAGGCAGCCAGCGTTGGGCCAAGGCCAGCAACTGGCCCAGCCCGTCCTGGGTCAGGCCTTCGGCATGTTCGAGGGCTTTTTTACGATCACTTCAACGTCCGGCGAATACTCTTCAAGCAACGCACCGGCCAGGGTCATGGTGGTGATCGGGTTTTCCAGCAGCGCCTTCAGTGCGGCCTTGTCTTCGTCCTTGACGGTGCCCATCAGCAGGTTGTGGGCCGGCGCGACCTTGTTGGCCTGGGTCGTGGCGTTGAAGTACTTGGTGATCACCTGCGGTGTCAGGTTGAAGGTGAATTCCTTGTCGCCACGTTCCAAAGTGATGCTGCGATTTACTTCGCTCATGTCAGTGTTTCCGTAAGGTTGAGTTGCAAAGGTTCAGGGTTGTGCCGGCGTGCGTTGCACGACCTGGCGGATGTAGTCCTGCAGGCCGAGGATCATTTGCCGGCTGAGGGCAAGCTCGTCTCTGAGGGTGAAATAATCCGATCGAGCGTCTGCTGCGAGTTCGGCGCTGCCTGCATCAGCCAGGCCGGTGGTGCCGGCGGTACCGGGCATTGCTGGGCAGACAGCTTTGATGCGCAGCCGGTAACGGCCATCAGCAACAGCAAGCTGCAGAGTGTTGATTTGAGCGCGGGCACGATTCAGTTCCTCGGTGTGGTGGGTGTCGAGCTGGTCCCGCGCTGCGAGCTGCTCGCCTCTGATCCGTGCGGCTTCGCGCAGGCCATCGCGCTCGGTTATTGCGCTGTTGCGCTCCTGGACGACGGTTTCATACCGATCAAGCGCCCAATCGACGGCAAGCCAGATGACGAGGCCGACGAACAGGGTGCGAAATAACAGTTGCAGCGGGCTGATGGTCATTGCAGGCACAACCTCATTTCGGCCAGCCGGCGGTTGTGCAGGCCACGAACAAAAGTCTTACGGCCGTCGGCACCGGTCACATAGGCCCACACTGGTGTCGTGCCGTCAGAAGCCCAGGCCAGCGCTCTGCAGCCGTCGGCAATGCGGCCCGCATTGATCAGGCCCACCGCACGGCTCGCGCATGTCGTCGGCACGCCGAAGTTGTGGCCGTGGCTGCTCAAGGCGTCGAACGTGTTCTGCCCGATCGCCTGGTTGGTCAGGCAGTCGGCCAGGCTCAACTGGCCTTTGGCGATGACCAGGCCTTCCACCTCGGCGCAGCGCGCATCCGACCAATATTCACCGACCACCACTGGATCCGGGCTGGTGTGCCTGGTGATGCCTTTGCAGACAGTGGGCAACCCGCCGGCCAGCCTGTCGGCATACACCACGTTCTGGCCGTTGCCTTCCCAAGTGCCCAAGAAGGCGGTCAACGTGCCGCTGCAGAGCAGCAGGAAGCCGGCGGTAATCTTGACGCGCAGGCTCATGCTTTGGTCTCCCACTCGCGCAGCATCTGGCGGTACTTGGGGATCAGCAGCAGGATCTGCAGCACCATGTAGAACGCGGTCAGCATGTAGGCCACTGTCGACCAGTCAACGGCACCGGTCGCACCCGTGGCGGCAACGCCAATGGCGGGCGATGCCTTTACCAGGGCAATGGCTGTGTCTTGAGCAACTTGATTCGTGCTCATCAGCGACGTCCTTTTTCGGTCAGGGTTTGGCAAGGCACGCAACGGGTCATACCGCCCAACGCCTGGCGCGCCGGTGGGATCTCCTTGTCGCAGTCCTGGCAATGGGTGAGGCTCGGCCCGCTCGCTCGCGGCTTGGCCAACTGGGCCGCAATGGCCTGGTCGCGCTGTCGCTGCTCCAGAGCCTGCGCACGATCGAACGGGCAAACCATTACGTCAGGCCCTCGATTTCAGCAGCAGCCAGGTACGGCACGCCGTTGATCTTGATGAAGTCTGGACTGGTGACGTCGAACGGCACCTTGTGGGTGTTCTTCGCGCCGCCCTTGGGATCGATGCTCAGCAGGCTGGACACGCGGACCTTGCAGCCGAAGGCCTCGATGCGCAGTTCCTCTTCGCCGGCCTTGGCGAAGAACACGATGTCGAACGGCTCCAGCTCGCGGAAACTGCCCGCAGTCTTGGCCTGCTCGATCAGCAGATTGAAGTTGGTGGTGTCCAGCTCCAGTTCGCCAGCTGCAGCGACATCGCCGTCGACGTGACCATTGGGCACACCCTTGGTCTGGGCCACGGTGCTGTTGTCCGTGATATCGATAGTGCCGGCCTCGACGTGAACGAGCAGATCGCCCAGGTTCACGTCGAAGTTCTTACCGCCAATTTTTGCGGCCATGGGTTACTCCGAATCCGTAACGGAAAGGTCCAGCGCGATGTTCGCGGTCAGGTCTTTCGGGCAGTTGAGGGGGCGCAGCTTGAGGTAGGCCACGACAGAGGTTTTGCTCGTCCAGGTCAGCACGATGTCGCCGTCCTTGGGCTGCTCAATCTCGCCCGGGAATACCTGGCCGGCGAATTTGGTGGACTTGGCCATCGCGCGCAGCGGGGCCATCAGCTTGGACGTGGTGGTCGCCATGCTGTTGGCCGAACTGTTCAGGGTGCGATCGCCTACGTAGCGGATCAGCAGAGCGCGCACGCGGCGTGCTGCCTTGTCCACGACACGCAGGTTCTCGATCACCTGGAAGTCACTGCCGGGGGTGTCCAGCATGTTGCCGTCGCCCCAGTAGGTGCCCGGATAGTCCGGGTACGTCTGCGGCACAGACAGGCGCGCTGCGTCGAGCTGCGAAAGCACCGCGGAGGTCAGCGGGATGCCATCCATGTCTTTGGGTTCAGCGCCCAGGCCCAGGACCGCGCCGGTGGCCACGCGCATCGGCGTGTCAGCAATGCTCACGGCGGCATTGGCCAGTCGACCGGCCAGCACGCCCAGGTTATTGCCGTGCAGCTGCGGTACCGGCAGAACCCGAGGCGCAGCCAGGCCGCCGACGATGGCTTTCTGCTCGACAACGTAAGCGCTCCAACTCAACTGCGGAGCAATGCCGGCAGTCGCGGCGAGCACGAAGACGCGGCGGCCCAGCTTGTTGCTCAGGTCATTGGCTGCAACGTACATCGCTGACAGCTCGGCCTGAGTGGTTGCCGGGTTGACCATCACCACCGCTTCGAAGGAATAACTGCGAGTCGCGCTCTCAAGCGCCTGTTGCCAGGTGGTTTCGCCCGCGATCGGAGCGGCGATGCAGGCCCAGCGATCACCGCCGTTGCTGCGCGCTGCCAGGATCTGGGTTTTCAGGTCGCTGTCCGCAACGCCCAGCTGGACGTCCAGATCACTTTGGGTGTCCAACGGGACCAGCTTGCCGACGTTCTTGGCAGCGGGACCGATAAATAGGAAATAGCGTTCGATCTCGCTTACGGCACCCTGGCCGAGGTTGAGATTGTTAACGCTGACTTTGCCGAGTGCCATAAAGCGGTGCCTCGTTAGCGGGGTGAATTAAGGATTTGTTGCAGCACCAGGTTCACCAGTTGGCTGGTTTCGCTGTCGCTGGCACCGAGGAACTGACGCGCAGGCAGCTGGATGTTCCAGCTTTGCGCACCGGTGGATTCGGCTCGTTCGTCGTCCAGGACGCGGATCAGCAATCCCGCTCTGGCGTAGTTCAGGTGTTGCTGGATCCACGCCACGGATGGGCGGGTCAGGGTCTTTTTGCCTTCCTGACGGGTCTTGAAACCCAGACGGCGCAGGCTCTTGGCCTGTTTTTCGGTAGCGGCGGTGCCCGGCGGAACCTTGTTCCACTGGCGCATCTGCGCGGCGGTGCGCCGTTCGGACACGCCGTTGTGCTGCTGCGAGGCAACCCAACGGGTCAGCGTGTTACGCCAGCCCAGCTCCGCTTCGGTACCGGTCAGGCGAGTGACATCGAGCAGCTTGCCCAGGCCGGTTTCCATCTTCTTCTTGCCCTTGGACGTGTCCTTGCGGGCCGCGAACGGCGTTCCATTCAGGTTCTGCTGATTGCGGATCCGCTGGCGGCTCAGACTGCGCACGCGCTTGGCAACGTTGTTCAACAGACGTCTGCGCTTGGGCGTCGGAAGCTCCATCAAAGCCAGCAGGTCCTGGGCTTCGAGCATGCCGCGAATGTCCAGATCAAAGGCCATGACCGGTCACCTCGCCGCTCTCAGCTACCCACAGTTCGAACGGCACGAACGACCAGGTATTGCCGAACGCCTCGATCTCGCCGGCAGGATCCTCGGCCAGGTACTGCGCTTCGGTGAACTGCAGCTTGATGTCGACGTCGGCCAGGTCGTTGTCGAGCATGACCACGTCGAACACCACGTTTGGCAGACCGTCGCGGTCCTGGTCGTGGGTTTCCAGCCAGCTGCCTACCAGGGCAAACAGGCGCGCCGGGTGATCCGCGAACCGCTCGATCGAGATGGTCGCGCCGTAATTCATGTCACCCATGTGCATGCCTTGGGTGTCAGGTTTCCAGACCAGCTCGACCTGCACCTGGTCGGTCCAGCTGTCGAGCTGCTCAGGAGCGACCAATTGGCGCTCGAGCAGGTAGGCGGTCAACGCCTTGAGCTTGATCACAGCAGCGCCGCCGTGATGCGGCCACGGCCCTGCAGCGACCGCACAGCAGCCTGGCTGAAAGCGAGGAAAGTTTCGGAGCGCTCTGGCAGTTCCTTGCCCACGTTTTCGGCGCTTTCGCGGCGATTGACCGTGGCGAACTGAGTCAGCAGGCTGGCTTTGGCGCGGCTGTAGACGGCGCGCTTATAGGTCGCCGCTTGAAAGGTGCGCTCTGGCAGGATGGTGGTGTCTGCGGATTCAACGTTGGACACGCCAGCGCCCTGCCAGCGCGCTTTTAACTTGGCCAGGTCGGTATTGACCTCGACCATGGCCATGGTCAGATCGGCGGCCAGCATCTCTACCAGGTACTCCGCCGGCAGGCGGTAACCCTTCTGAAACTCGGTCACAGAGAGATCAGGCCAAAAGCCGTCGTTCTCGATCGCTTGTTCCACAAAGGTGGTGGGTTTCCCGGAAAAGCTCATTTCTGGCCGCTCAAATAGGGGCGGGAAAACTGTTTCAGTGGGTCAGGGCCATAAATGGTTGGCTCACATCCACAGTTTCTCGCCGGGGGGGTAGTCGGTTATTCGATGCCGTTGCCGGCGTTTTCTTTGGCTTGCGCCTTGGCCAGCGCCTTGCGGCAGTCAGACAGGCGTGTTCCTACGCCGATGCTTTCGTAGAGCTGTTCGGCTCGTTCGAAGTGGTGAATAGCGACAGGCCAGTCCTTGCGATGCAGCGCGATCATTCCCAGCAACTTGTGGTAGCGCGCCGGGATGCGCTCATACAGCTGCCATTCGCCATCCACACGGGGCAGCAGGTTGGAAACGTAGGGCTCAGGGCTGCGCCGGGCCTTGAATTCCGCCTCGGCCCAGTCGATCACCTCGTCTGCAACAAAGGTCGGAATGTCGCGGTTGAAGCGCTCAGGCAGCGCCTGGTCCTGGGATATTGCGAAGTCGGCTAGCTCCAGGCCCTGGGTGAACTGCTCGGTGTCGAACAGCCAGATCAGGACATACACCAGCACCGAGTTCTGGAAATTCAATTCCGAATCGCGGTACCGCTGTACGTAATCCAGGTACTTGGGCAGCAGCTCGTCACGCTTGAGCAACTGGCGCTGCTCGCGGCTGTTGATCGCGCTGATGCGCTCCAAATCACCCGCCAAGGCGTCTTCCATCAGCTTCAAATGCTTGCGTGCATTGGCAGGACTGGACAGCGCGGTGTCAGCCGAATAAGCCATCTGTGCACCGGCGACCGCAGCCGCTGGGCCTTCTGCGATCAAGCGGCGTTTGTGCGCCAGTGCCAGGCTCATGCTTTCACCAATTCGACGTTTTCAGTCATGGCGAACTTTTCCAGCTGCTCGATCACATAGCCTTCGTTACGGCTGTTGTAATCCTCGACGCGGGAGCGCTTCGGGTTATCAACGGTCTGCTTGCGCCAGCTGGAGTCCTGGAAGTAGATCGACAGGTTGTCGAAGCTGGTGACCACTACGATGTTGACCGGGAAGAACGGCACGCTGAAGCTCGGCAGACCGCCGTAGGTCGCGATAACCTGAGCGTCTTCGATGCGTTCTTTCTCCGTTGGCAGGTCGCCTTGCTTGGCATAAAGCTTGGCTTTGTCAGCGGCCAGCAGGTCACTGCCGATGATTGCGATCAGGTCGCCACCATCACGAACGCGCTCGTCGACCATCTGTTTGGTGTCATGCACCAGGGCATCGAGGTTGGCATAGTCGCCGCCTTCGCCCAGCGTCACCTTCCCAGCGACCTTGCCTTCCTTGAGAACCTGCTCAGGGATCTGCTCGCGAGCGATCTGCAACCAGCCCTTGTTCACGTCCTGCAGCATCGGGAATTCAGTGAGGTTGGTCTGCGGCGCGGCTTTGAGACCGTGGAAACCGATCATCAGACGGTCGAGTGCGATCTGCTTCTGCACTGCAGCGGAGTAGCGCTGCTGGAAGTCCGGAAACTTGGCCCAGGCGTCGATCTTGGCGTAAGGCAGGCTGACGTCGGATTCGGTGGAAAACAGCTCATAGGTGCTGTCATCCAGCGCCGAAGCATCCTTGGCTTCACGATCAGTGGTCTTGGTGTTGGTGCGACCGGTCACAGGACCCGACACGCCCAGGAACACCTTTTGACCTTTGATCTCGGTCACGCCGATGACGTTGATGCGCTGCAGGAAATCGGACTTGTGGGTGATCGCCTCGTTGAGTTCCTGGGCAATCGACGGCTCGACGCTGAACGTCTTGCTGGCAAGCTCGACGCCGTAGGATTCAGCCAGCCGCGCCCAGTCCGAGATTTTCCGCAGCTACATCATCGCGTTTGCCCAAGCCTGGTTCGGCCTGGAGCTGACCGGCAACCCGATCGTACTTAGCAAGGACGGCAAGCCCTGGGCCGAGCTGCGGTTTCTCAGTACCAACAGCAGCACTGCGCAGGGTCACCATGGCCATGTGTACGTTGACGAATATTTCTGGATTCGCGACTTCGAGAAACTGAACACCGTGGCCAGCGCCATGGCGACCCATAAGAAGTGGCGCAAAACCTATTTCTCCACGCCTAGCGCCGTATCGCATCAGGCGTACCCGTTCTGGCAGGGTGAGAAATTCCGCAACAGCAAGCGCAAGAACGCCAAGGAGCCATGGCCGAGCGATAAGCAGATCTCTGCCGGCGCGCTGTGTCCGGACGGTCAGTGGCGCAAGGTGATCACCATCCTGGACGCCATCGCCGGCGGCTGCGATCTGTTCGACCTTGAGCAACTGCAGCTGCCCGCGCCCGTAACTTCGCCCAGGTCGGCAACCTCCCGGTCGTGCTGATCGAATCTGAACGGGAAAAGACCGATGGCAGCGCGACGAAGCAGTACGACTGGGACGAGCTGAAAACCGCTTACAACGGCCGTAGCGTCCGGTCGACCGGGGTGAAGAACAACGGCAACGACACGCGGGAACCGCCGTTCCGCGGTGCTTTTGTGTTCGCCCAAAACCATGCTGTGAACGCCTCGGAGCCCATCCTGCAGCGGATAGCCCACGTCGGCATGACAAAGGACGGCCAGACAGCCAAAACCAAACTGCTGGTGGAAGAGCTCGAGCAGATGCCAGTCGACAAGGTGAGTGGCTTTCTGTTGATGGCAACAACCCGGGAAGCGCAAGTGATGCAGACCGTGAAAGCGAGTGTGCCGCTCTATGAACAGCGGCTGCTGCAGTTGCCCGAGATCCGCACGGTGCGTATTGCCAAGAACCACGCCCAGTTGCATGCGCTGGTCGACGCCCTGGTACATGTCGTGCCACTGCAGCAGCACCAAGTTGACGCAGCCCATGCGGAGGTTCAATGCATGGCCAAAGAGCGACAACTGGCAATCAACGCTGATCACCCGATGGTCGTTGAGTTCTGGGAGCTTTACGAATACCTAAACAGCCACGCTGGCGCGTTGAACCACTCCCGTAATGAGGGGCTGATTGCCGTCAACCTGAACGACTTTGCCGAAGCTGCAGCGAACAAGCGGCAGAAGGTCCCGGATCTGGCCGAACTCAAACGCCACCTCAAAACCAGCAAGTGCCCGAAGTTTATCGAGACAAACCGCAATGTGTGTTCGTCCTGGGATATCGACGCCGCTGATAAGCCGAAAACCGTGCGTTGCTGGATTTTTCAGGCCGCTTGATCACTACCGCGAGGAGGAACACACATGCACATTCAAGTCATCACGGGCGAAGGTTGGCAAGGTGCTACGAAGCAGCTCAAGCATTTGAAAGAACTGCACGACTGGATCGGCGAAGCAAACCAACTGGTACATGCCGAGGCATACAGCGCTGCTGGCTTGGTAGAGATTCTGGAGGTTCGGAGCGCCACAAAGCAGGAGCTTTTAGTACTGGAATGCAGCCGGGATCAGATCCAGGCGGTGCTGGAATGGCAATCAGAAACGGAAGATCTGATCGATCTGGAAGACTTGGTGATTCACCTAGTGCGCAGGGCATGACTGCAGCCATAAGAAACTGACGGCAACGATGTCAGCAAAAGAACGGTACTGAGGAGTTGCAGCTCCCCAGTACCAACCACTACTAGGAGTACGGTGATGAAGACGGAACACCCAAGCAGCAGCGATCCAAAGGCTAGCACACCATCCCCAAACCTGCTGACTATCGCCCTGATCGGCGCAGCATTGATCAGTTACCAAGTGCACAAGACTCCGCAGGCTCGCGGGCGACTTGAAGGCCTGGCCACACAGGCCACGACCCAAGGTGATCTGAGCGCCAACGACATG